GCGCGTCAGTCACAATGTCCGAGACACGTCCCAAGTCCTCACCCGACGCGGCGGCGAGGTCCATGATGCCGCTGATGCCCGAAATCATTTCGCCTGACTTCCAGCCTGCCATCGCCATGTACTCGAACGCTTTGCCCGCATCCGAGGCAGAGAACGACGTGGATGCGCCCATCTCTTTCGCTTTTTCCGTCAGTGCGTCAAGCTCTGTGCCTGTTGCCCCCGAGATTGCGGCAACGGTACTCATCTGCGCCTGAAAGTCTTTATAGGTCTTGATGGTGTCGTAGATGCCGTAGCCGATACCTGCGCCCGCGAGCATTTGTCCGCCCATCCCTGTGACGGATTGCACCGCACCGCTTACTGCGCCGCTTGCCTTTGCCGCAACAGTGTTCTTTGCCGCAATTGTCACCATCCACGCCTTGCTTGTGAGCGCCGTAAGGCGTGCCTGCGCTTCGCGCACCTTGATTGCCGTACGGTCTATGGCGCTGATCGTCGCATTATAGGTGCGCCCCGCCAAACTGCGTAATGTATCACGCGCCTTGCCGCTGGTGGGCGTAATGCGGTCAATGGCACGAAGCACGACTTCGTAATCCGCTTTTGCGAATGCGTTGAGCCGTGCCTGTGTCTTTTCGATGCTCTTTTCAAACCCGCTCAGCTTTTTCTTCGCGCGGTCGAGCCCCGGGCTTACGTTGTCCTTTGTCTCCACAACAATGTCAATGACGTGTTCAGCGGCCATGCGAGTACCTCCTTTCTACGGTCAATCTTTGTTTTCCGCCTCAATTTGAGCCCGCACGCTTGCACGAATGAACATCCGCACAAGCGAGGGCTTCTTTGCATACTCATCCGGCGTGATATGCAGCCTCTGCAAGATATGATGCAGAAGCGTCAAATTCCCGCCGGAGAGTATCAGTTTTTTGTCGTCTCCTCCAACTCGGTATTGTCAAAGCCGGAGATGGCATCGAGCTGTTCGAGGATCTTGTCCTTCTCTCCCGACTTCAGAATTTTATCAATCGCATCAATGCCGGACGCAACATTCAGTGCCTCCCACATCTGCTTGTTGTCCCAGAGCTTCGCGCGATCCTCAGGGATGGTCGCCTCATAGATGAGCTGCGAGCGATAGCGCACGGAGTTCGTCGTCTCAGGGACTTTCACACCGATGCGCCGATTGCGTACGTACTTCGTGTTCTTCGTACGGCAGCGCTCATACTCCTCCTCGGAGAGTGGACGCATACGGAAGGTGAACATGACGACCTTTTTGCGAATGATACGGACTTCGTACGTCTCATCCTTGCCGTTCTGGTAGTTCGCTGCCGCAAGGAGGGCGTGGAGGATGTCCCCCTCAAACTCCTTCAGCTCCTCTTCGGACGCGGCCTTGTCCTCTGCGACCTCCTCCACCGGGTCAGTAATATCCAACAGTTTTTCATCCGTTTTCACAGACATACATATCCTCCTTTATGTCAGTAGCTGAGCAGGCTTTGAAGCTCTGGCGGGCGGTTGACGAACATGCTCCACTGGCGTTTGATGAGGTCACCGACGGAGATGTTCTGAAGATCGACGTTTCCGCTCGGCACACAGTCGCGATAGATCATGCGCTCCTCGCTTCCATTGCGCCCCTTGAGAACTCCCTGAAATGTCCACATCGTCCCCTGTCCGCTATGGAGCATATTAAAGAGTTCCTGAATGAACGCGTTGTCCTCAACTACAACCTCAGTGAAGTTGAGCGACACGCTGTAGCTCTGGAACGCCTCATGTTCCTGCGCGTCGCCGAGCGGCTGGTACTTCGCATTCGTCACGTTGAGCTGTACTTGATACGTTTCCGTTGTTGCAAGAATGATGCCGCTCTCGTTGAAAAACAGGCCATCCTTCCCCGTGAACACACGGCGTGCATCAACGGGTCCTCTCGGATTCCACATGGATTATTCCCCCTTCTGTTCGGTGTGCTCCGGTGCAAACCGGAACTGGTAGGTGAGATAAATCTTCTCCGCGCTGTCGATGTCGTCAATGGCAAGCTTGAACCACGCCGAATCCCCTTCGGCTGGATTACCGGGATCCTCATACACCGTCGAGCCAGCGAGCAGTTTCTTTTCGGCGACCATCGTGTTGATGACCTTCTGCGCCGCCGCCATGATGGTCTGTCGCCCGTCGGTATCGTTGTTGACGTTGCCGACCAGCTTCTCGCAGGTGCTGTCTACGCGGTCCATGAGCTCGAAGCGCGTTTTCGTGCGGCGAATCTTCTTCCATCCCTCATCCATCGTGGCATCCGGTGTGACGAGCGTATTTATGGCACTGTCCACCCACACCTGATCGCTGTCATTGAGCGTGAGCACAAAACAGCCCTTCGTCTCTGCCTTGATGATCTCGCCGTTCGTCAGTGGCTCGATGAGACTGACGGCGTTCGCGATGACGTTGTGCGTGATGCTTGTATTCGCTTCAAACGCAGCAATCATGCCACCGATACGCGCCGCCGCACGCCATCCGTCATACTTCGTTCCGTCGCTCCCTGTCCAACCGTTCAGCACATAGACGATCTTCTCGTCGTTGAACGACGCCGCCTGTGTCATGCGCTCGGTCAGCCCCTGTGTGCTCTTTCCCGCGAGACAGGCCATGCCGAGATGCCCCGTCTGATAGCTCTGCACGACGAAGTTCTGCAAGAGCAGCTGCACCGCACTGTCATCGGTATCCGCGACAATGCAGTTCCATTTGCACCGTTCAAGGATGTCTGTCCCCTTCTCGTAGGATGCCGTCTTGACCGTCGGGTTCTTTCCACCGGTCATTTCCTGCTGTGTAACCGCCGCCAGAGGACCCTGAATGCCGCCGACTGCCGTTGCCTTGAAGTTACGGCTCTGTGCCATCGCCGCTACCAGATTCTCCGGCTCGTTTGCTCCCGGCGCGAAGGAGAACTGCTCAAAGACTTCCGTCCCATCGTAGATAATGACCTGCCGATTGTCCGTAATGAGGTTCGTCCGTACCGATACCCTGAACGCCCGTGCACCGGGGTGACGTGCGACAATCCTCACCGCTGTAACTGCGGGTTCTGCCGCATTCTTCAATTCGATGCTCGATGCCATGCCGTCATCACCGCCAATGCGTACGGCGCGTACCGTTGTTGCGCCGCCTTTGAACGCCTCCTTGACAGCTGCGACGGTGTCGGCCGTACCAAAATAGTCTGCGATGCTGTTCTGCATCGTGACATCCATATCGAACACCTCGTTGAGAGGTCCCCAATCCGCCTGAAAGAGAACTGCCGCTACGCCATTTGTCGCGCCAACGGTCTCAACGCCGCCGCTGTTTTCACGGCGATAGTAAACACCGGGGCGAACCTTCTTCTCACCAATGCTGAAAATACCGCTCATGCCTCAGTCACCCACTTTCTTGTTCCGAAACTTCATCACGATCTCCCGTGCTTCCGCCTTCGTTGCTTTCTCTTTGCCCGCATAGCGGAATGCCGCCAGTACGGAGTAGCCTCGCACGTCGTCACCGAACATATCGGGACGCTGCGCGAACTCCTCCGCTGTGTAGACCTCCTCCGTGACGGGATTTGTTTTTGCCTCCTGAGTTGGTTTTGTTTCCTGTTCAGCCATCTGCTGTCCTCCTTATCTAAAATTCGTTGTATGGATGCCGTGCGCGTACACACTGCGTCTAAGCAGCCCGTACTGTACGCTGATGCGCAGTTGCCCCGTGAGTTCATCTCCCGCCGCGTCGCCGCGCAGCTGCTGAATGAACATCGGCGAGCCGTCAAGCATTGTAATCTCTCCCGCATAAGCAAGTGCATGACTGAACTGTTCCAGCCAGTCGATGCGGTCATGCAAAGATGGCGCGAAGAAATGCACCACGAGCTCTGCGTTGAGCCACACAACAGCGTTCGTCTCGCGATCAATCGACGTACCGCTCCTGCTGAAATATATGGCAGGATGCCCGCGCGTCGGCTCGTAGATGCCAGATAGCCGTGTCCTGCCAATCACGACAAGGTGTACGTCCCAATCCTCGGCGTACTGACAAATCGCCGCAATCGGGTCTGGGTCACACGTCTCAAGAAGCGGGTATTCGTAGATGTCAAACGTCAGTGTCATTCCGACAACAAGCGGCTCACGATCACCGACAGCCTCCTTGAACACCTGTGTATCCTTCCACTTTGCGGAAAAGGTTTCTCCATCCTCTGGCGTGAAGAATACGCCTGCGAGGGATTCGCGCACCAACGGCTCGATATCCTCGGGCGGCGTCCCCGTCGTCGTGCACATGATGTCCACGGAGAGCACCTTGCGGCGATCCCGTGCAGGGTCAGAGAAGGTGTCCGCCAGAAACACGATACGCGGGTACTGTGCATCCCCCCATGCCTCATCCTTGTCGTCAGGTGCCTCCTGAAAGAAGATGGACGGCAGTCCGCCGAATGTGGCGAGCTTCTCCGAGAGAAGAGCATTCGCAAGGAGACGTTTCCGCACCAGTGCTTCAACCGTAGCCATTTGTCATCTCTACTTTCTCGACAGCTGTCAGATCATGACTGCAAGCAAGCGACCATTCGCCGCCCTTCACTTCCTGCGCACGGACGGTAAAGTACCGTGTTGCGCGATGAATCTGCGGTAAATAGATACATTGCAGTCTTTCTTCGTCAATATAAACAGCAATTCCGTTTATATCATCTTTCCATGTGCGGTGCCGCGCCCGCACAAAGTCTCCGACAGCAATTTTCGTGAGATCGAATGCTGGTGACTCCTTCGTAAGAATGAGCGCCATCACCTCACCTCCTCAAAGATGCGAACAATCTCAGGTTTTGCCTGATCGATGATCCGCTGACGGAATGGACGCGCTTTCATGCGAGCCGTTCCGTTTTCAAGGATGGATGCGTAAGGCATGTCGCTCTTGATACGACAAACAATCCGTACGCCCTTTCCGCTCCCTTCGGCGAGGACGAACCTCCGCCAATTACGGCGCAGATTGCCCGTATCTGGTGCGGGTGCCGCGCCCGGCGCGGATGCCGTATGCACGCCCTTTGCTCCACGTCGGTAGACGCGCCCGGTACCATCCTGCCCGAGCACGTCATACGCTGCGCCCTGCATGGCATTGACGGCGCGAAACGCACGCGACCGCGCCTGTTGGTTGAGGCTCTGCACTTCATCGTGAACCTCCGCCTCCAACGCGCGAATGGTTTCATTCACACTACTCAACGCGGTCACTCCTTTCTTCGACGTAGTAAATTGTAAAGATGCCAAGCATGGATGCGTTATCTACGCCGCATACATAGAAATACCGCCCGCCATGCACCAGTCGGTCCCCCTCTTTTGCGGCGGGTTCGCCGTAATGCTGGACGATGGTATGCGTCACAGGATGCTGCAAGGCTTTCCACCGCAGGATCTCCGATGTCTTTGCATCAGAGAGAACGCCGCGCACGACGCTGAACGTCGGTTGAAACACCGCCTTTGCGCGTCCGTTGTCCATCGTTTTCAGAGACTTGCGCTCGACAACGAACTGATGAAATAGGCTTCCCGGTCTTAGGTACATAACGACCGCCCCCGCCCCGTCCTGTTGTCGTGCATTCCCTCAAAGAAATACGGCGGCCGATGCTGCGTGCCCGGAAGTTCCGGCAGAGAGCAACTGATCGACAGCTCCTTTTTCAGTTCCTCATAGAGGGCTTTCCACTGTGCGTATCGCTGACTTAGCGACCATTGAACGGGACCGGAGCGCGTATCCACCTCGGGCGCGAAGCGATAAAGAATGCTCTTTATCAGCTCGAACTTCGCACGCCGCCATGACTGGGGGAATGCTGCAATAACTGCTGTGATCTCCTCGTTCGTAAGAAGAGCTGTCTTATCCGGCTCCTCGACGAGAACGTCACCGAGTTCAAACCGCATTTGGTTCAATCCGCCGTCAGCAAGAAGCGCTCCGTCATAGGTGAAAGACCTCATCCCGCCGCCTCCTTATTTGCCCTTTTTCTTTGGTGTTTCCTCTGTGGTATCAGATGTCTCTTCCTTGCCCATCGCAGCCTCTACGGAATCATTGATCTGCTGGACAAGCTCATCGACGCCAACTGTGATGATACCCATCGCGCGGAGTGCCTCGACCTTCTCAGGCAGAACTTTCTCCGCAGGAATACTCTCGCCGATCTTATAGTCCGTGCCGCCGAAGCGGCACGGTTTCAACGCAACAAAAACCATGTTAGAACCTCCCGTCAGTCGACGCAGTTCTTGAGGAACACCGCGAGGTCATCGCTCGTTTTCTTCATGTCCGTCGCAATAAGCCCTTCGATGAATTCCGAGTGATCGGCAGGCGAACCGTCAAACTGGCTCGTCGCGGTATACTTCCCGTCGCCGAGCATATCCCATGCGAAGATGTACCCCGCCGACGGCTCGTCAATCTGCGGTGTATCCGTCGTGTAGCAGAGAAGCGCAGACTTGCTGTCGCAGATATACTTCATGTTCTCGTCCGCACCGGCGGGCGCGTCATTGTACGTAGAATCGAGCACAACGACTTTCTCTACGCCAAAGAGCTGCGCGAGTACCTGTTCCGTGACGATTGCAGGGTTTGCCGTCGTCCCCGTGTACTTGATTCGCTCCATGATGAAGTGGTTGAGCTTCAGCTTCGCGAACACGTCCACGCCGAGAGCGAGCTTATTCGGCTTTCTGCGTCCGACACGACGAACCTCATTGATGAGCCCGTCGAACAGCCCCACAGGATCGCAGTTACTGTCATCGAACTTCAGGAACTTCTTCGCCGCCGCGTTTGCCGTTGCCGCGCCTTCCCACTCGTTCTTCCAGACACCCGCCTTGAAAAAATTCTTCGCAAACAGGAGATCCTGATGCAGGTTCATCTGCTCTGCAACGAACTTCACCTTTGCACGACGTGGATCCGCCGAGCCGGGCGCAGCCGAGCGCGTGTAGTCCAGTGCCGAAATCTTGTCGATGCCGACAAGCACCTGATCGACTTTACAAGCGTAGGTGCTGTCCGTCTGCCCCATAATCGCGGGTGCGACGTGCCCGAATGCAGGCTTGCGCTGCACATTGTCACGAGCGAGGTCACCCTTGCTGAAGATGTAGTAGTAGCTGGAAGAAAGCCCGACGGGGCACACAGGGAAGAGCTCACGCGCCGCGTACTCGCCCTGCTGGAAATACGCCATACACATATTCGAGAGGTAGGCGTTCGGCTTCCATGTGCCGAGTGCCTTCTTGACCTCAATGTCTTTTACAGAAATCGCCATTTCTATTCCTCCTCCACATCAGGCCTTCATGAAGCCCGACTTCGTAAGCTGAACCTTGACTGCCTGTCCCTTCGCTGCACAATCTTCGAGCGCGAATCCGAGAATAAACTTCCCATCCGTCGCCTTGATCGCAAGTCCCTCCGCATCAGAGGCAAGAGGATCACCGGCCGCGAATGCAGCACCGCCCTTCCACATGCCGATGTCCTTCACCTGAACATGAACATCCTCGCCGACGGGAACATTCGCGGGCGTCTCTGCGACGGTGACCCCCATCGGAATCAGCGCATCCGTACACGGACTTACACCGCCGCTCGCAGCGGATACCGCCGTGAATGCGCCGCCCGTGGCCGCCGCCTTTGCGGGCATGACAATCGTCGCGCTGTCATTGATAACCGAACCGTTAAACATTCTTTGCCCTCCTTTTACTCGAACTCAGCAATGAGCTCGGGATTCTCCTGAAATGCCATATCGCGTGCCTGACACTCAGTCATGTCAGGATGCGCCTTGCGGATCTCCGACACGCGCTTTTCGATGCGTGCCGCTGCATCCGATGTGCCGCCGTTCCCGTTCGAACCGATCTCGTCAAACATTCCCGAACGCTTTGCGATGTCAAGCGCACCGTCAAGAGCCGTAACAAGCTGGCTGTATGCCTCCTCGCTCGCCGCCTTCGTATTCTTCAAGACAGGTGCGAGCTCCTCGGGCTTCTTCCCGAGCAGTTCGTAGCGTTTTGCGACCTGCATGATCTCATCATCTTCCTGCTTTTCCATGCGCTTTTTCACATTTTCAAGCATCTCCGAGAACTCCGGCATGACCTCTTTCAGCACCTCTGCCGCCGACTTCTGCACGGGCGCGTCCACAACCAGCGCGGGAACGGCATCGGTCTGCGTGGTGGTCTCAGTCACATCAGGTGCGCCGTAACGCTTCTCGATGTCCTCAAAAAATGCCCGCTCTCCTGCGGTCATCTTGCTCTTGTCAATCTTCATCTCTGCATCCTCCTCTGCTTTTACAACAGGTTCTCCATCCTGCACAGGCGAAGCCTCATGCTTTTGAACCTCCGCCTCTTTCCCTTCGCCCCACTGATTTGCGAATCCCAATGCGGCGATGTTGAACTCCGACAAGCTCTGCTTGAGCAGGGCTGTCTTATCCTCCACTGTGTCATCGCGCACAATGGACATGAGGCTCTCACGCAGCGCATCCGTGACATTCCAAATCTCCTCACAGACATGCTGCTGTTTCAGTTCGGAGTTCGCCGCACCGAACGTCTTTGCGCCGCCCTCGGCCTTCTCCACGTCCACGGCCTCATCATCATCCAAGCCAAGCCGCTTTGCGATGGCGTGGATGATATTCTTCATCTTGCTCTCTCCCACTTCCTCACCTCCTTTCGGTGCGCGTTTGAACAGCGCAATATGCGCCCGTTGATTTGCCCCTGCATCCACGAAATCCACCTTCGTGATCTTGAGGTCTTTCAGCTTTGTTGGCATAGCCTCAACTCCTTTTCCCACGAAAAAGGCGCTCATTATTGAGCGCCTGATCGCTTCTATACCGTTTCGGGGATCGCTGTCCCCTCAATGGAGAACATCGGGTATTCGCCCGACTTGACCTTCTCCCAGACTTCATCGTCCGTGACGTAGAATCCAATCCACCACCCCGTCGGCAGCGTTCCTTCGGGGATACCCATTGCCGCCATTTTCTCTTTCGTGAATACGACAGACTCAACAAGTACAGCGCAATCGCCGCGCTCGTGCATCTCCCCGCCCTCACGGTAAAGCCTGACGAACTCGTAGGCGGCATTTTCGAGCGTGTCAGGGTCGATGATGTCCTCCGCGAGATCAACGAGCTCTACGCCGCTCTCATCCTGCGATATGCTCGCCCAGCCGAAAGCAAGCCTCTTCTCGTCGCTCGATTTCTGGATGCTGAACCGTCCGCATAACGTATGCTCTGCTGTCATTTTTGCCCTCCTTTAGGTATAAGAAAAGCACCTTGCGTAATCTGCAAAGTGCTCAGCCTTTTTCATTTTCCTGCTTTTGGGCTATTTTCTGTTCGAGCATTTCTCGAAAGTCATCATACGTAATTCCCTTATCTAGCGGGAAAAAGATCTTTTCATCAGGAAATAGCTCCCTCGCCTTTTTTATGAGGTCAGCTATTTCTTTAGGCATTACTGTATAGCCCATACTGCTCCTTCAACTCCCTATAAAATTTCTTTAGTGCGGGAATGCCATTGATGATTTCTTCGCCTCTTCTGAGCCCAGTATAATATATCGTCATCATGTTCGCAATAAATTCAAACTCGCGACGCCCAAATATTTCCCAATATGCGGCTTCGTGACCGAACATACCAACAACTTCATTGGTGGTAATTGCGGCGAACATATCGCTGATGCTCATAACGCGTCCATCTGCCCCGTCCATCAGTGCCTGATATTCTTTCCTGTTCGCAAGTATGTACTCGCAGGAATCCGTCAAGGCTGCGTCTATGCTTTGCGCCATAGCGAATGTAAGTCCGTTATGACCATCAATAAGATGGGCGATTTCATGGGCATACATCTCCTCCCTATCATAAATGGAATATGTGGGCTCCCTCGGATTGACGTGTATCTTCCCCGTGTTAGGGTTGTAAGCCATCGGCATTTGTAGCGTATCATCAACGACGAAGTTCTCATCATTCAGATACTGCTGAAACAGTTTCTGCGCTCTCGGATTCACTTCTTTTGGCAGATAGTCATCTATGTCTCCCAGCTTTTGTGGGAGTTCCACCTGCGAGCTTCCTCCTCTTGCTGGCGCAGCGGTTTCCTTGTACTGAACCACACAACGACAACGAGGGTGCGCGGGAGGTGTTTCGTGCATTCCGGGAAACATCTCTCTGCCGTCAATGTCAAACGACTCATCAAAACCAATCGACTTCCCGTTGAGTGCGCCGCATTTTGGACAAACGCGCTCAGAGCCCGCCGTACGCCATACTTTGACACACGCTCCCATAAGCCCCTCACGCATTGCACTCCGTATGCTCATGTTCTCGCCGCGATTATAGGCAAAGGCAAGCTCCGTATTGGCGATCATATCCGCACGCGCCCGATGCTGGCGTGCCGCATATTTGAGCGCCGCTTCCTGTGCCTTCTTCGCTGCGCTCGCCTCTGTCATACGCGGATGTGCCTTTAGAAGCGAATCGTAGATGCTCTGCTGATACCGTGCATTTGCAACAGCGTCACTTTTCGTGAGTCCGATGCAGGGGCGAATGTGTCGCGCAATCTGCGCCGCTGTCCAGTTCTCCTGCTGTCCTTTCCAGAGTATCGTCTTGATCGCTGCACGGGTTTCTTCTCCGATGCTTGTAACGAGTTCCGCCGTACGGTCGCGGATCCAGTTCTGTACTGCTCTATCCGAATCATCCAGAAGTACGCCGCCGAGTTTCTCTTCCCATGCCTTCGCCCCCGCTTTCATCGCCGCCAGATAGATCGGTGCAAGCCGTTCGTTGATGAGCCGCGCATAGTCATCCTGCCACTGAAGAATCTGCTCCTCATAGCCGTTCATGGCTGCCTCTCGCAGTTCCTTGTACGTAACAGCCGCCTGTTGGTCTTGGAACACCGAGTAAAGCCATGTGGCAAGCTGCGGCGATTCTGCGTTCAGGAAGTCATCGAGCCGACGCAGGATTTCTTCTGCCGATTCGCTGCTCTTTCGCTTATACACAGTACGTGCGGGAGAGAATATAAGCATCTCCTACCCCCTCCCTAGCCGCTTCTGTGCCGCCTCTGCGCGTTCGTTTTCCTCCGTCATGGTATCTTCTATGTCCCGCGTGTTTTCCTCGCTTTGCGTGGGATGCGGCGGCGTCATGTTGGATTCTGTGTACTCATCCAGTCGCTCAGGAAGCCCCGCCTGTTGACGCACGAAATCCTCAAGGCCGCTATCGGGTTGGAGCACACCGATGCCCGTCATCTTCTGGATGTAGTCGCCAAGCTTTCCGAGATCCTGTGTTTCAATGTCTCCATGCACCAGTTCTGGATAATCCGTAATCCCCCCGAAGTGCTCACCATTCACATCCACGAGGTATGGGATTGCCTTCTTGTTGAACTCCTCACAAATAATGTCCAAAAACGCGCCGATAGCAAGCGAGAACATTTCCGTCTTGTTGTCCGAAAGGGCAAAACTGCCGACCTTCTGATGTCCGAGCAAAACAAAGTCTGCGAGCACTGTCATTGCCATGCGGGTGTCATAGCGGTCAATCGTCGCATTCGTGTCAAAGTTGCGTTTCCCACCCGTGCTGAGGAGTTTCAAATCCCACCCTGCAGGAAGCACAATACCCTCCATGCTGTCACGGCGAATATTCTTCACGAGTGTTTCTGCCAGTGTGC